GAAAAAGCAAAGGGCCGTTTCTCTACGGATAACGAAGATTGGGGCACCACTGCAAGCAAGGGCAGCTCAAACTTTGACAGCGACTTACCGCCGATCTACCACCCAAGCCATGCTCAGCCAACCAGCCAAGCCAAACGTGATCCTAAGACATCAGTGATGGTAAACGGATTATGGAAAGAGCCGTTACAGGGCATGAGCGTTGCTGAGACTTACGAATATATCAAGCAGAATCAAATGCCTGGCGAAATGCAAGACGAAGCATACGACAGATTATTGAATGAACTTCAGGAGGCGGTATGAGTATCAAAACCATCACAGGCGCTACACAGCACAGAATGAATGGCAAAGTAGTACGCACAGCTGAACATGTCAGCAGCACCCAAGTCGCAGTCACTTACATCGATGGCACCAAAGAGCAAATGACCACCGATGTATTCAAGAAAATGCACAAGGTTGTTGAGCAGTGAGTACAACACTAGAAAAAGGGTTTGAGATGCGCATGAAGGTCTGTCGTCAAATCGCCAAGCGTCATCCTGCTTGGGTAGGCAGCACAGAGATAAGCCAGTTCTTGCCCGGTTGCACTCGCACCCATCAGCGCTTGCTTAGTGGATTGGTCAGCATTGGTTACTTAGAGCGTAGCAGTAGTTGTCCAGTAGGTTGGCGCGTCACTGAAAACAAAGTAAAGGGGTTTCGAGCATTATGATTTTAATCGGTATCGACACAGGCGTTAAGACAGGCTTTGCTCATAGCATTGATGGCGTGCTTCAAGAAGTATCAACACAGACCATTCTTAGCGCCCAGGATAAAGTCTTAGAGATTAGAGACGAAGCGGCGCAGTCAGACGTGAATCTGGTCGTTTGTATTGAGGACGTTCGCAAGCGCACATGGGTAGACCATAGTATTGGTAAAGAGCGTTTGAAAGGCGTTGGCTCAGTCACAAGAGATTGCAGCATTTGGCAAGAGTTCTGTGAGCGCAATGGCCTACGTCATATCTTAGTTGCACCGGCTAACATTGATACCAAGCGCAAAGCCAAAGACTTTGAGATGATCACTGGTTGGGCAGCCCGCACATCTGAGCACGCTAGAGACGCTGGCATGATGATTTATAAATACCATCGATTGATTGAAAAGGGTGTGGTCGACGTGCCAGCAGCCAAGCCAATTAAAAAGAAAGGGAGTAAGTAACTATGGATTGGAGATATTGGCCAGAGTGCTTTCATGCGCTATTAGCGATGATTTATAACGTGGTATTGGTATCGGCTGTGTCATTTACTGTGCTTGAGCTATATAAGCTGTCAGGCTCATTGTTGGCGTTACTTGGGTTCTTAGCGCTACTGATGGTTGCAAGAGTTGGTTTTAAGCGGGATTAAGGAGAAGGGCTGTGAGGGGTGTAGAGCTTAAAAGCGAGTGGCGATGTAAGCACAGTGGTGAATTGGCGATTGTAAAATCATTGCCACAGCGCTGTGTTTTCTATGACATGGGTTCTAAAGAGTGCCATTCTGACATCGTTTATTTCTTGAATAATTTTGATCCAGTAAGTGAGGTGAGCGAGTGACTAATATAGAAGCAACAAAGCTAATAAACCTTGTTAGAAAAAACACCTTTAAGGATTTGCTCCTAAAAACATTTTGCGATGAAATGCTTGAATTGCTCCAAGACAAGCCTGCGGCACCTATTGTTTATAGTCGCCAAAAAAAGATTGTTACACTAAGAGTTGCTGAGCTTTCTTTTGGTTTGTTCCATGATAATACATTGATGATGAGTAAAGGTGGTGATGAGCCAGAGATGACTATGGTGCCTATTTATTTATTCAAAGAAGTATGTGAGCTATTTGCAGACTTGGAGAACACAAAATGTCCGAATTGAATATCGAAATCAAGACCGAATGGCTAGACAAGGCAGGCGAGGCAATGGAAGTGCTGCATGTCGATTACGATAAAGGCGAACTTAGATTTAAATGGCTTAACAATCCAAATCGTACAAAAGAAAGAGTTATATCTATTGAGAAGTTCCTCAGTTACGCTGTGCCAGTTGTTCGAGCGCAAGAAGTATCAGATAAGCCTGAGCCAGCAAAAGAAGATACTGCTAAGCCTGGTCAGTTTGCCTATGCTTGGATTGATGAATTGCCTAACAACTTTGGTCAATCGCCGAACCTACAGCTATCAAATCAAGATTGGCTTGAGCAAGGCATGCATGCCAAGACTGTTAAGTTTAATATTGGTGCTGGTGGATTACCGCCAGAAGTAAACTGGGAAGACCATTGTGCTGCTATCGCTATGATTGATGACGAGCCAGCCAAAGCGCTGGCAAGTATATTGCTATGGGGTAGCGACACTAACTGGAATTGGTCACGCCATTTCGATGAGGTTGTGCAGTATCTGGCAGCCAATATGATTGAGCGCTGCAATAAAGATAAGCGTGCTGCACCGCAGGCATGTACTCATAGCCTGCCAGAGCTGGCACGATTGATGGCACGTATGGTCTTGCACTTTGAGTTGTATGAGTTGTGGGATGTATACACAGTGAAAGGTCGGTTGCAGTTCTCAGGAATAGAAGTAAAGGCTAGTTCTTATACAACATTATGGGTACGGTATCAGCGTCAAATAATGGACGACCTTATTGATATGGTATGCACGGCTGATCAGTATATCAGTAGCTATCGCGGGCAGCTTAACAGAGTGGATGATAACGCTTGACGCACCGTGCCAGATTAGGGTAGTATTTGTCATACTGCTAAATGGTAACAGATAAAGCAGAATATAAAAGACGACAGCTTAATAGCTCTCGTCTTTTTTTATGCCTGATTGATTTAGCCACAGTCAGCACATGCCTTAGAGACATCCGCTAGCAGGTGGCACTGCAAATCAAATCGAAGTCTTCACTGACTGATGCGCGTTGCATGTGGCGTGTAGTCATCATGATGTGTTGACGAACTTCTTATCCCGACGGTAGCTCAGCAGGTAGAGCGCATTACACTGATGTCTGAGGTCGCAGGTTCGAGTCCTGACCAACGGGCCAAATCAAAGTGGTACCCTCATCAATGACGGTACCAAACATCTTCCTTACCCACGTTAGAAATAGCGTGGGCTTTTTTATGTCTAACGTTTAGTCATGGAGTTGTTGTCATGCGATACGGATGCACAAGCGAGACGCTGTATAACAACTACCGAACAGGCGAGACGCTAGAGTATAGAGACTCAAACCTGAAGCTGCTTACTGCTAGAGCTAACAATGGCAACAGTGATGCCAAGAAATATATGGCTTTGATTGAGCCTGATAATAAGAAATGGAAACCAAAGCCATGCCGTCCACACCATGCCGCCAATACCGCTGCCCGAACTTAGTTAAACGAAAAGACAAAGGATACTGTGATGAGCATGCAGACCAACGGAGCAACTGGACCAAGCGACCAGACAGAACAGGCAGCACAACCAAGCGAGGTTATGGACATGCTTGGCGCAAGCTTCGTGCGCAAGTACTTGATCGTGATGGTCATCTTTGCGTGGCTTGTAAGCGCTCAGGTAGATACGTGCCAGCCACCGATGTCGATCACATAATGAATAAGGCAAACGGCGGTACAGATGAGATTGAAAACCTACAATCGCTCTGTAAAAAATGCCATCGAACCAAAACAGCCAATGAATAAAGGGGGAGGGTGGGTAAATCGTTCAGCCGGAAGCCCCATATGACCGCCCCCTAAGACACATTTTTACGAGCGTTGAATTAAAAGTTTGCCCTATTGACCGACTAAGGATTTGATGGTATGGGAGGAATTGCGGCGGTACCAGGTCGTGGTCGAAAGGCTGATCCGAGAAAATCGAAAAATAAAAATATTAACATTCCAACATTCAGTGAAGTTGTCGATATTGAGCCGCCTGAATATATGGCCGATTTAGAGTTTGCACCAATGATCTGGCGGTCGATAGTTCCAGAATTACTTGAGAATGAGTTACTAAGAATTACTGACATGCACAACGTCGAAGTTTTTTGCATGGCTTATGACACTTATCGTAAAAGCCAGATGGAGCTTGCGAAAGAGGGCGTTACCGTTATGGGCGCATCAGGTAGTCCAATTAAGAATCCAGCATTGACCGCACTCAATGAGGCAGCAAGACAGATGGCAACTTTTGGTAGCTTACTAGGACTAGATCCTTCGTCTCGTCAACGCTTAACGGGTGCTGGTGATAAAAATCAAACCAACCCATTTGCAGGTGTTCTGAATATGTGATGAATGCTCAAGCGAGATAAATATGGTCGATTATCCTAATGTTGATATCGCCAATAAGTGGGCAAAAGCAGTCGTCAAAGGCAAAGTTCCAGCATGCAAATGGGTAGTTCTGGCTTGCCAACGTCACTTGGACGACTTAAAAGCATCAAAAAAACGTGACTATCCATATAAATTTGACCCAAAAGCCGCCGAAAAGAAGATACTTTTTGTCGAATTGCTTCCTCATACGAAAGGTGAGTGGGCCTTAAAGCGCTTAAAAATTCAGCTTGAGCCATGGCAAAAATTTGGTATCGCGGTCACGTTCGGTTGGATGCGTAAAAAAGACGGGTATAGGCGCTTCCGTGAGTCGTATTGGGAAGTGCCACGCAAGAATGGTAAGTCTGCAATTGCCGCTGGTGTCGCTCTTAACATGTTTGCCAATGATGGTGAGTTTGGTAGCGAGGTTTATTCTGGTGCTACCACAGAGAAGCAAGCGTGGGAAGTTTTTAAGCCGGCACGTTTGATGGTATTGCGATCACCTGCTTTGGTGGCAGCAACTGGCATACAGATTAATGCAGCCAGTCTCGAGCGACCTGATGACGGTTCTTTGTTTGAACCAATTATCGGTGACCCGCCAGATGGTCAGTCACCACATTGCGCCATCGTCGATGAATACCATGAGCATCCTGATAGCCGTCTTTATGACACCATGCAAACGGGTATGGGCGCACGCCGCCAACCAATGATGTTTGTCATTACGACAGCCGGTCATAATATTGAGGGCCCATGCTATGAGCTGCGCAGCCGTGTGCAAGACATGCTGCTTGGCAATGTGCCAGATGACGAATTGTTTGGTTGGGTATGGAGCATCGACGATGGTGATGATTGGACAGACCCAAATGTGCTGATCAAAGCAAACCCAAATTATGATGTGTCTGTATATGCTGACTTTCTAGCATCGCAGCAAACCAAGGCAATTAATAACGCCAGTCGTCAAAACTCTTTTAAAACCAAGCATCTTAATGTTTGGGTATCAGCAAAATCAGCGTTTTTTAATATGGAACACTGGCGCGCGTGTGCTGATGACACGCTAAGCATCGATGATTTTTCAACCACACCTTGTGTGATGCCAATAGATTTGGCGTCAAAAATTGATATTGCAGCGCGCCTCAATCTTTTTTATAGACACGAAGATGATGGCAAGCTTCATTACTACTGCTTGGCGCCATGGTTTTATTTACCAGAAGACACGGTTTATAAGGGCGATGAAAAACAAGCAATTGAGCGGTACCAGAAATGGATGAACCAAGGGCTGCTTGAAGTGCATGATGGCGCTGAAAATGACCTGAATGCCATTGCGGAAGACTTGGTTTCTGATGCAGGCAGCTTTCCATTAACCGAAGTGCCTTACGATGAATGGGGTGGCTTCCAAGTCGCTGCTACTATTGAAGCTGCAGGCTATGATGCGGTGAAGATTCCTAAGACAGTCAAGTCTTTCTCTCCCGCTATGCGTGAGTTAGAGGCTGCAATGAAAGGCGGGCGGTTTCATCATGACGGTCATCCAGTATTGTCTTGGATGATTGGCAATGTCGTGTCACGCGAAGATGCAAACAATAACGTATTCCCGCGTAAAGAAACCAACTACAAAAAAATCGATGGTGCTGTTGCCCTGCTTATGGGTATCAGTCGCGCAATGGTATTGGCTGGTGATGGTGGCGGTGACAATGGCTTCTACGATGACCCAATCATAATCGGCGTTTAATATTTAAGGGATTCAATGTGCTTAATCTAATCAAGCCCAAGCGTTTTGCAAAAGCTGCAAAAGCCGCAATCAGTTTTTTAGGCTTGGATGGACATCTGAGTCTAACGCCTAGCGACAATGTATCGACCAGAACAGCCAGTGGCAAGAATGTCACCGTTGATAGTGCCTTGCAGCTTAGTACTGTGTTTTCGTGCGTGCGCTTGGTATCTGAGACGGTATCAACACTGCCGCTAAAGGTTTATGAAAAAAAAGCGGATGGCAGTCGGATAGTAGCTAAAACCCATCCACTGTATGACCTACTAAGTCGATCACCCAATTACGAGATGACACCTAGTCGCTTTATGCAAATGATTGTGGCAAGCCTACTGCTTTGGGGTAATGCTTACGTTGAGATTAAGCGCAATATTACGGGCAATCGCATCATCTCGCTTGAGCCCCTTTTGCCGCAGCATGTCAGCGTGACTCGTAACAAGAATAATCAGCTCTTGCAGTATCACTACACAGAAGACACTACGCGGCGCGAAATCAATCATAAAGACGTTATGCATATTCGCGCGTTTGGCGTGGATGGTGTGATGGGTATCTTTACGATTAACAAGGGCCGCGAAACGTTTGCGACTGCCGCCTCTGCTGAACATGCCGCGGGCAAGTTCTTTGAAAATGGTTTGCAAACATCTGGGTTCTTGACCACTGACCAAAAACTAACCACTGAGCAGCGTAACAAACTGCATACCCATATCAGTAAGTTTATGGGCAGTAGTAACGCTGGCAAGACGATGGTGCTTGAACATGGCATGCAATATAACGGCGTGACCATGAATCCAGAAGCGGCACAGATGTTAGAGACACGATCTTTTGAGATTGAGGAAATCTGTCGTTGGTTCCGCGTATCGCCCATTATGATTGGTCATTTTGACAAACAAAGCAGCTGGGCAGCTTCTGCTGAAGCGCAAGACTTACACTTTTTGAAGTACACATTTAGACCGCTGCTGGTCAATATCGAGCAAGAGATTTTACGCTGTCTTATCGGCAAAATTGATAGCGACAAGTATTACGTTGAGTTTAACGTTGAAGGCTTACTACGAGCAGACAGTAAAACACGCTCTGAATACTATTCATCTGGTCTGAATAACGGTTGGATAAACCGCGATGAAGTCCGGTCTAAAGAGAATATGCCGCCGATTGAAGGTGGTGATAAATACACAATCCAATCAGCATTAATCCCGCTTGATCAAGTGGGCACAAACTACAGTGGAGTTACCAAAGATGAGCAAGCGAACAATGATGCCAAAAGCTGATTTTGAAGCAGCGCATGATGTAAAGATGCCGCTTGCTTTGGATCGATGGAATCCAGACATTAAAGCGTCAGACGATGACTCTGAAAACGTGATCAATATTTTAGAAGTTATCGGCTATGACTGGTGGACCGATGGTGGTATCACTGGCAAGTCTATCAGCGCGCAACTCAAAAGATTTAACGGTGCAGATATTGTCGTTAATATTAATTCCCCTGGCGGTGATGTGTTCGAAGGCTTGGCAATCTACAACATGCTGCGCGAATATGCTGGTCATGTGACCGTGCGGGTGCTTGGCATGGCAGCGAGCGCCGCTTCATTTATTGCGATGGCTGCTGATGAGGTTAAGATTGCGCGCGCTGGCTTCTTTATGATTCACAATGCTTGGACTGGTGTTGGCGGTAATCGTAACGATATGCGCGAAGTGGCTGACTTCTTGGAGCAAATCGATGCGACCATCGCTGATATTTATCATGTCAAAAGCGGCATGGAGGCAACTGAGCTTTCATCGCAAATGGATAAAGAGACTTGGATTAATGGCAAGACAGCGGTTGAAACAGGTATGGCGGATAGCTTCTTGGATTCTGACGTGATTGCAGAGCAAACCAATAATACTGCTAAAGAGCGCATTGCAGCACATAAACTAGATTTAATCATGGCGCAGGCGGGTATGTCTCGCAAAGAGCGCCGTGGTCTTGTAAAAGATTTAAAGAGTACGCCTAGCGCTACTCGAACAGATGCTACGCAAAACGCTGGCGTTGACTTAACGGGCTTGATTGACGGTCTGCAAAACGCGATTGATTCAATCAAACTGCAATAAACAAACTTAATCATTCACCTCGCTGCCTATATGGCGGCTTTTTTTGTGAGAAAAATTATGGATCCTGAAGATATCAAAAAAGACGACGTGGCTAATCAGTTAAAGCTGGTCAATGCTAGCGTCAAAGAGCTGACTGACAAAGCGTTGCCGGCAGCCGAAAATGCTTTGAAAGAAGCAAAGAAAGCTGGCGATCTGTCAGAGAAAACCAAAAATGATGTAGATAAGTTGCTTACCGACTTAAACACTCAGCGTGACCTGCAGAACCAACTAGCAACCCAGTTGGGTGAAGCTGAGCAGATGTTTGCGCGACTTGGTAATAATGGCAGTCAATCGCCGGCCCGTAACCGCGCAGGTGATTTGGTTATTGCTAATGAAACGATGATTGAATTCAGTAAAAATGTCGCCGCTGGTCGCCGCTTGGCAATCGACATGCCACGTAACGCGCTGACTTCATTCGCTGTGAACCCAGTAGATGGTAGTACTAAAATTATCACCAATCCAAATCAGCGCTTAACGGTTCGTGATTTATTGGCACCTGGCGATACTGAATCAAATGCCGTGGCATATCTGCGTGAATTGTTGTTTACGAACAACGCTGCACCGGTCGCTGAAAATACGACCAAGCCTTATTCAGAAATCACGTTTGAAGAAGTGCTATCTGGTGTTAAGACGGTTGCTCACTTAATGAAAATTGCCAAGCAGACGCTTGATGATTTGCCACAGCTGCGTAGCATCATTAATGGCCGTTTGCTTAATGGCTTGAAGCGTGTGGAAGATACTCAGCTGCTATTTGGTAGTGGTATAGGCAATAACTTGCACGGTATTTATACGCAAGCGACTGCTTTTGCCAATCCTAGCACTAAGACCACGCCTTCAAACAGCCTGGACGTGATGCGCTTGGCTATGCTGCAGGTCACTTTGGCAGAACTGTCAGCCACTGGTCACGTCATGCACGATATCGATTGGACTGATATTGAGCTAATCAAAGATGCCAATACCAAAGGCTACTTATTCAGTAATCCGTTTGGCACGTTAGAAGCGCGCCTATGGGGTCTGCCAGTCGCTCAGACTAATCAGGCTGGCATGCTTGGCAACTTCTTGACCGGTTCGTTTGCTGATGCTGCGCAAATCTTTGACCGCGAAGATGCAAACGTTGTTGTCTCTACTGAGAACGCCGACGACTTTGAGAAAAACATGGTCTCAATCCGTGCTGAAGAACGCTTGGCATTGGCTGTATATCGTCCGCAAGCATTCGTTAAAGGCTCGCTTACTGTAGGACCATAAGTTAAAAACTATCGTTAATGGTGCAAAACGCAACTTGTCTAACAGGTTGCGTTTTTTATTAAGCCAAAACCAATTTATTAAGTTGTTTTTGTCTTACTAAAAGGAGTAGGTCATGAAAGTTAAATTTAAAGATGTTATCTGCATGGGTAATCAGACATATAAAGCAGGTGAAGTTGGTGAGTTTACTGATATCACAGGTCAGCAGCTGATTGATAAAGGCTATGCCGAAGCGGCTGCTGAGAAAAAAACTGATGATGATGCTAAGGCTAAAGCAGCGGCTGAAAAAGCTGATAAAGAAGCAGCT